TATTTTGGTAATATTATTTAATTTTTTTTACCACGTGCATTTCTGTCACCTTTGGTATCTGAAGAACTACCTCGATTCTTTGAGGTTTCTTTGAATACAATACCATTTTTGGTATGAGATGCATCTTTACCTGTTACGTTTTTACCACTAGCTTTAGCTTGTCTACGAGCTTTGTTGGCCTCTACTCGTTTCGTTACTTGTTCAGGTTTCGAATTAATCTTTTTGTCTGTTTTGGCTTTTACCTTACGGGCTTCGGGATTATTTTCATAATAACGAGCTGAATCTGATTTCTCGGTGATATCGAATATCTTATTATATATATCTATTAACTTCATTGTTCTTTTATAATTATAAATTCACATTTCAGTAAATCCGTTATTTCTTTTTGTCTACGTAAATCTCGTTCATTCTGTCTACTATGATGTTTTTCATAATATTCAATTACTATATTCTTTTCTTTACTATACCCATCTACCCAATATCCAAGTTCTTTGATATGATATTCACCACCGTTTTCTGCGTGTTGTAAATCTGTTATACCAAGTTCTTTTGCTCTTTGCTCAAGTATTAGTATTGAACTGATATTATAGCCTGGTATCACTTGGTTTCCATTAAATTTTTTACTATCTTCTAGTAAACAAAGAGGTGTTTCGTGACTTACTTTCATTTCTATAACTTTTTAATTTATACTTAATATACGAATAGGTCGGCAATAATCCAACCCCACTTAAAAGAAGAGTAAAAATATTTGGATGCCAATGCTCACCACAAAGACCTAATGCATGTTTTATTGCTTCTATCATAATTTAATTACTTAAAGGTGCTTTAATTGCTGTTGCTGAAGTGTAGTTTATTAATTCGTAGTCAAATTCTCCATTTAAAATATCTACATTTGATAGTTTAATAGTAGGTAAATCAAAACCATCTCTACTAACCTGTTCTTTTGCTTGTTCAATATGATTAGAGTATAAATGTACATCACCTAAATTACCAATCAATTCATCAGTTACCATATTCACTTCCTTAGCAATCATTTCAAGTAATAAACCATAAGAAGCAATGTTGAATGGTAAACCTAAGAATGTATCTACTGAACGTTGATTCCACATTAGAGAAATTGCTCTGGTTGGGACATTAACTTCACTAAATACTTTTTCATTTTCTTCTTTTGTATGCGTTTTAAACATTGTAATATCTTCTGTAGTGTGTTGACTCATAGGCATATAGGTACTGTTCCATAATCTAAATCTTTCTTCAAAACTCAACTCTCTTGTATAAACTTGAAATCCATAATGGCATGGTGGAAGTACCATTTGGTCTATCTCACCAACGTTCCATGCTGAAACCATTAATCGTCTTGAATCTGGATTTGTTTTAAGTTCGTTGATTAGGTTTTCGATTTGGTCTATACCATCAATTATAACTTTAATCTCACGAGTCATACCCCCATGTTTTGATTGCGAACCATTGATTACAGGAGCCCCATTTTCATCTAAATATGCACTGGGTATCCATGGCCTTGAGTTCCAACTTCTCCACTGCGAACCATATCCAGGACCTAAATCACCCCACTTCTTAGCAAACTCATCATCATGTTGAATCATTGCAATAAACTTCTCCATTGAGAATTTTCTTTTAGTAGATTTACCTTCTACTCTCTGAACTAGCAAAGTTTCACCGGGGGCATTACCTTTTTCAAATTCCATTTCATATCTCTTATAAGCATCACCATTCCAAATGTTACATCCATTATTGACAAGATATTTAATGTTCGTATCACCTTTAAGAAACCATAACAGTTCTGTAGTGATTGTTTTAAATGGCATTTTCTTAGTTGTTAGTAATGGAAAGCCTTCAGACATTGAGTGTCTAATTTGCATTCCAAATTTAGATAAGGTTCCGGTTCCGGTTCTATCTCCTTTTTCCCTTCCATTATACAGGAGTTCAGCTAAAATACCTCTGTATTGTTCGTCTAATTTATTCATATTTTTCGTGGTGTTTTATTATCTAATGGTCTTTTCTTTTGATCAAAACGACGCCACCACATAAATCTATTATAATTTAAGGGGCGAAGTTTAGAGATTTCTTTAAGGATAAGTTCCTCATTTTTTATACTCATAACTTTTTAATTTGTGTATAATATACAAAAAGAAACACTGCAAACCAAATTAAACTAAAAAAAATTTTACCATTTTAAAGATTCTGCTATTATAGGAGTTATATTTAATAGTTTTACTTTCATATTAAAATGGTAGATCGTCTTCTTCTCCTTCTTCAGAGATAATAATACCTGGATTTTCTAATAATTCTTCTTGTAATTCGGCAAGTAATTCTTGCTCTAATTCCCACTGGTCTGCTAATACTTCAATATCTATAAACATATTTTTATTTATTTTGGTTAATAATTTTGATTTCCTTATAATTAATTTTACCTACTGATTTTTTACCTAACATATCAAATGTATACAATGTAACACAGGTAGGACCCCATTTAGTAACATTCATACCATCAAATTCAGCATGAATAGAACCACCCTTTTGACTAACTTTAAATATTTTTGGATTCATTCCATACTTACCATCATCACCTTTACAATAAGTAGTAATACCTTTAACTGTAAATTTTACATTACCTTTTTGCAATTGTTTTTTAATATTCATATAACCTTTATTTGTTTTTAATCTCATTTACATGGTAAATATACGAACCCTCCCCCGCTTCTCCAAATATTTTCGCATAGAAATAAAAAAGACGCCGATTAAGGCGTCTTTCTTACTTATATAGTTGGATATTTTTTTAATAACGAATAACTAAATCGTCATCATCATTATTTTTTCCTTTGAGTTCTTTTAACTTTTTATTTAAAGCTACTAAACCTCTAGGACCTCTTTTGTTTGTTTTTGAGGTATTTTTTATTTTTTCTTCTAATTCTCCAATTTCAGATGCGTACCCTTCAGGTAACCCGCGTTCTTCTTTGATAGGAGATTTATAAGCGTGTTCATACATACTAGATGATTCTTCCTCATCGATAATAGATTTATCCCAAGATTCTGGTTTGTCCCAAAGATTTTCCTCTATTTCTTCTTTAATGCTATCTCCCGCATCTTCTTCAATTTTTACTTTTTCCCCGTAAAGGTTTTTTTTTGTATTTGGTCTTATTCTTTCAAAAGCATAATTAGCGGCTATTACAAGTGCTATTGCTAGAGGATCAAATACAAATATAATAGTTAATAATAAATAGTTAATAATTCTATCCATTGGGATTCCTGTTAATCCTGATAGATATTTTAAGGGTCCTAATTCACTTGTTATAGCATCACTTGTTTTTATTTCTACTATTTCAGTTTCATATTTAAATAAATCTTCATTTAAATCATCTACTTTAGAATTAATTATAGTTTGTCTTTCAATTGCTTGATCTAATTGTTTTTCTAAAGCTCTACGGGTGGATGAAGATGTTGTTGTAATTACATTACCTAATGTGTCTGTATATTGTATTTTATTCGTAGATAAGCCATTTCGTAAACTAGCCACAGCCTCATTAATAGATGATTTCTCTTCATTATATACAAGTAATTGACCTTTAACATTATCTCTTTTTACTTCTACTAATGCAATTTGAGCATCAATTGTTCCTGCTTTAGCGGCTATTTCCTGGTATGCTGCTGATAGGAAGCCGTAAATACCCATAGATGTTATTAATATTAAAACAACACAAGCTATAGATAAATAATATTTTAAAAATTTTGGTAATCCTTTTCGGTATTGATATAGAAGAGATGCTATTACTAACTTTGCAATTTCTAATGAAGCAGCCATTATAATAACTGCAAAGGCAGCTCCTGCAAATAATTTACTAAGGCCACTTATTGAATAAAAAGCAGCAGATGCACTTACTGACAAAGCAGAAAATGCTATTAATAATGGAAATAATTTTTGTTGAAAATTTTTAAACATATTTTGGGGTTTAGTTTCTAAATCCCTTGTGCTTATCTATTCGGTCTAATATTTTATTTAATTGTTCGATTTGAATTAAACCTGCCACAGAAGCATTTTTAAGGGCACTTATTAACTGCATTACCATAAACGGTACAATAATTACCTCTGATAGCCAACCTGATCCTGTAAATCCTTTTTCTATCATTAGGATAACAGTAAGAATTGCTAACCATACGAATGTATTTCTTGTTATTCTTAACGCTTTATAAGTTTTAAATCCTTCTCTTTTTACTCCAGCCCAAATGCCGAAAATCCCATCTAACCATAATACAGCTACAACCGCTAAGTACTGTTCTGCATTGTCCATTGATAGATTTAGAAAGTATGTACATAGGTATGTACAAAATGATGTTATTCCCACTATTGTAATTTTTGTTTGCATTTATTTATAAATTTATCAACATTTCTAATAATTTTGGTTGAGGTGACATATCAAATTTATCTTTTCTAGTATTTGTGTGTGTCCATAAACCTTTTACCCTACCATAATAAGCATCAGAATTAAATTCAAAAGCCTTTGCGCCATGTTGTTTAATTAATGATGGAAGACCTGCTCTAACATCAATATTATCTCTATTGGCAATATATATGATAAGTTTTCGTAAAGATTCAATTTGTTCGCTTGAGTACTTATGCCATGTTTTATATCCTCTAAACTCTTCATCTAACTCAATAATTTGAGACTCATCAGCTATTGTTCCCGCATAAGTTTTACCATCTTTTAAATAACCAAAATTATTAACTTCAATACCTACAGAATTTACATGCATAGATCTTGAACCATTTTTACCTAAATGCCAACCAAAATTTCCTTCAGGAAAAGCTTGAACTACTTCACCATCATATTTGTTGTCATTACCTTTAATTGATTGTCCACCTACTACAAATTCTGTGGCTACACAACCCCTATTATCTCGTCCCCAATGTTCAATTGTTCTATAAGGATTATTCCACCCTGCAGTGTGGTGTAAAAATAAATATTCTGGTTGGACTGGGCCTTCTTTATACTCTCCTTTTGGTAAATAAAATTTATTAATTGTTAAGTCAGATTCACTATACATTGTTTCTGAATTATCGGTACTAATTAAACCCATAAATTCTAAAGTGATAGGACCTACTACCCCATCAATAACTAACTTATTTTCTTTTTGAAATTTTTTAACTGCTTTTTCTGTTCCTTTACCAAAGATACCATCAGCTCCAATTTTTAAAAATTCTTGTAAATCTTTAACATCTCTTCCTTTTGAACCTAGTCTTAATACCATCCTATTTTGTTTTGGTTTTTTTGAAAATTTTAGTAGCTCCGTCAATACCAAAACTTCCTAAAGTCATAATTAAAAAAGAATTAAAAATTGTGTCACTAATAATTAATTCTTTCCCCCACACACCCGTTATAATGTCTACAATCGCAAAAACTGTCATTACTGCGAATGAAGAAAAACCTACAATTGTTTTTTCATTGTAAGTATTGTCATCTTTAAATATATTTGTAAAAGACATAATCTGATTTTTTAATTTTTGTACCATTTTGCAACATTTTAGGGAAACTATTCGTGTATAAATATAGAGGGATACATTAATATGCATCCCTCTTTTAATTGTTTTATTGTAAAATTATATTACTTAATTAATTTTAAAATTGATGATTTAGCTAGATCCCAATTTCGTGTAGCAAATACACCAAATGCGAATCCTGCGTATACTTTGTATCCAAAAGACCAAAGTAATAATCCTAAAACTAATCCTAAGATTCCTTCAATTCCATTTCCAACAATCCAATCTTTAACTACATTGAATGTTCTTTTTAACCAACTTGGAGAGGGTTCATCTGTTTTTTTAACAGCTTTTGCTGTTTTTGCTTTTTTTGCCATTTTTTATTTAATTTTTATGGGTTTTGTTATAAATATGTATTAAAATTCTTTATTTAATGAGCTTGGGTTAAAATATCAAATTCTTCCTCTTCTAGGTCTTTATTATTCATTTTTGATTTTTCTTTCCATGCATATAACATCATTATATTATGTTGTTTATGGACATGCTCTAATGCTATGCTAAATCCGTTTGTTGAAAATTTATCCATTATATAAAGTAATTTGCTGGTATTATGATGATGAAAATCTGGGCCATGTTCCCAAATCTTACCATCTCTTAACCAATTTAAATGGATTTCTATAGCCCATTTTTTAACTTTATTTAATGTTGAATCTTTCATGTTTATTAAAACAGGATACTCCGCCCATTCTATATCCATTTTAACAAAATCAACATATTTAAGATTATTATCTTCTATAATTCCTTCTACACTATATAAATTTTTGCCATCATGTCTATCAGATACTTCCCCTAAAAACGTTTTAATTTCTGGGATTGTATTAGTATTTTCTACTAAGCACTTATAACTTTCAGGATTAATTTCTACACTGTATATTTTAGATGCTCCTCTTGTTAAAGCAAAATGTGAAAACATCCCAACAAAAGCACCTAAATCTATACAAATATCACCAACTTGAACTTTAGCACCATATCTATTGTATTCATTATCATAAAAAATCTCTTTATAGAAATCATCGATAACTCCCTCTTCAGCTTTTGGGTATTTAAATAATTCTTTTTTCATTTTTATCCTTCACAACTTACACACTCAGCCATACGACTACCTAAATCACCTTTAATTACTGAGTCAGTTCTTAGGTAATAAAATGTTTTGATTCCTAATTTCCATCCTTCTAAATGAACTTGATTGATCCATTTTGGGGAATCATTCACATCAAAAGATAAATTCAATGATTGGGTTTGATCTATGTATCTTTGTCTAATAGCTGCTTGCCTAACTAATTCTAATTGGTTTACCTCAGGAAATGTTAAAAATAATTCTTTTTCGTCTGGGTTTAAAACACTATCAGGTAAGCCTTGTACTGATCCATCATCTTGAAGCATTTGCTCCCACCATTTATCTTTATTTTCACCTTTTGCTTTTAATATAGTTTGTAGTGATTTATTTTTTCTAATAAATGTACCTTTTGCTCCATTGAAGGTATAAATATTTGCTGGTAGAGGTTCAATACCTGCACTAATACCACCTACAATAACTGAATTTGATACTGTGGGTGCAACTGCTAATAAATGGGTATTTCTCATTCCTGTTCCTTTACACCAAAGTGGCTCTCCATATTCTTTAGCTAAATCCATAGAAGCTTTTTCAGCTTTTCCTCTAATATTACTAAAAATTGTATGTGTCCAAGCTGTTGAAGCTATTGAGTTAAATGGAAGTCCTTTTTGTTGGAGAAAGGTATGCCACCCCATAACTCCTAAACCTAATGCTCTGCCTTTTTTAGCATGAAAGTGAGTTCTTCTTAATGAATCTTTACCATTTGATTTATCAATAAATTCTTGCATTACACCATCTAAAAACCAAGTTGCTAATTCAACAGCATCTGTGTCTTTCCACTCCTCATATTTTGCTAAATTCATTGATGATAAACAACAAATGAATGAATGTTCTTCATCTGTAAATAATGTAATTTCAGAGCAAATATTTGTCATACTTACATCTAAATTATTTAATCTATAGGCAATAGGATTATCTTTATTAACATTATCCTTATACATTATATAAGGTTCTCCGGTTTCCATTCTTGCTTTTAAAACTGTAGCCCACCTATTCATTGCCTCTGGGTCTCTAGCTTCTAATTTTCTCATAAATGAATCTCCTACAACTACACATTGGTGTAAGTTTAAACATTGTCTGTTTGGATCACCTTTAGGTCTACGAATTTGTAAAAATTCATCTATATCTCCATGTTCAATATCTAAGTTAACGGATGCTGCTCCTCTTCTAACATTTCCTTGATTAGTAGCAATAATTGATGAATCATAAATTTTAGCCCAAGGAACTACACCTTCAGATTTACCATTTCCTGCTATTTCTTCACCACGTTGTCTAATGCGATTTAATGAAATACCTACACCCCCACCGGATGCTGTTAATTTCATTAGTTCTGCGTTTGTTAGACCTATACCACGTATAGAATCCGGTGTATCTACACCAAAGCATGATATAGGTAAGCCTCTATCAGTACCCATATTTGATATTACAGGTGAAGCTAAACCTAACCAACCATTCCACATAATTCTCATAAACTTAGGCCCTAATTCTGGTTTTTTAAGTCTTGTTGCTGCTGCATTTGCAACTCTTCTATAAGCTGATTTAACTGTTTCTCCAGGAAGTAAATATCCTTTGCTAATTGTAGCTAAAGATATTTCATCCATAAATTCAGGATAGTCTTTACCTTTAACCCAATTTGTATAATCTGCTTGTAACGCGTTATTTTCCATATTTTTCTGATTCTATATATTTTCTAGAATAAACTATTTGCGTCCCAATTTTGAACACCTTTAGAATAGTTGGTCACCCTCGAAGCAAAGAAATCTGTGTGTTGTTTACCTGCTGATAAACTATCAAACCATTTCATTCTTTGAACTGCATCTTCATCAATACCATTCACCACGGGGCCATAACCTAAATCACTCATTTTAGTATTAACCCTATTTTTAATAAATGATACTAAATCATATTTGTTGCATGTATCTAAATCACCTAACTCATATACTTTATCAATAAAATCTAATTCTAATTTTAATGAAAGTAAGGCTGCATTCTTAACATCTTCTTCTAACTCTGGGGTATTAATTTCTGGATTTTCTTCTACTAATGTTCTAAATAACCAACACCCAGCATCTGAATGCATAGATTCATCTCTAATACTCCATTCAACAATTTGACCTACTCCTTTTAATTTATTTTCTAATTTAAAAGATAATAAAATAGCGAATGATGAGAATAAATTAACACCCTCTGTAAATGCAGAGAAAATAGCTAATGATCTTGCTATTTCATGAAGCGAATGCTCTCCGGTTTGCATATCAGCATTTACTTCCATTAGACCTCCAATTTTAGCCATTGTAGTTTCATCTTCTAGAAACTCACTAAAATCATCTAAACCTAATTCTTCATTAAGTAAAGAATAAGCTTCAGCATGAATTGTTTCATTAGCACCAAAACCAATAGCCATCATTTTTACTTCTGGTTTTGGGAACCACTTTGTTACTAATGTCGACCAATATTCCTCTACTACGGTTTCAGTTTGAGCAAATCCTTTCAGGATAGACCCAATTATATTTTTTTCTGTTTCTGATAGGTTTTGTTTCCAATCATTAACATCAGACATCATTGGTACTTCTGTGTGTAGCCAATGTGCTTGTTGTTGTGCTAACCAAAAGTCAAATGCTGTTTGGTATTCGAAAGGTTTGTAAACTATCCTTTCTTCAAGGAGGGAGGTCTTTTTTGCCATATTATTTTTTTTATTTTATTAATTAAGAATTTAGTTCGAAAAATTTATTTTTCAACATTTTTTTATCAAATGTATCAAAATCACCATAACCTTGATTTTGTTGAGGTGGGGAATCATCCTCATAATCCTCAGCATTATAATCATGTACCTCAAAATGGCCTGTTGAGGTATCTGCTTTTACCCCAAATGTTAAACCATCCATTCCGTATCTATTTTTCATAATGTGAAATCTACCTGTACCATTAACTTTATCTTTTGCTTTTCTTGAAAGAGATAGACAAAAATCTGTAATCATTATTTTATCATATGATCCAGCAGCTTTGTCTCCTTCAATTACATTATCTTTTGCACCTGCACGATTTACTTGAGAAACTGACCAAATAGGAACGTTTAGTTCACGAGCAAGTCCTTTAGTGCTTGTATAAATATCATCAATTTCCCCCTTACGATCAGCTGTTCGCTTTTTTGTTGAAAGAAGATCTACATAATCAATTATGATTAAATCTGCTTTAATCCCTAAATCTTCTACTTTACGGATATGTGATTCTACTGTTGATATTGTAGCTCTTCCTGTAGAGAATTCTTTAATAATTAATTCACCAGGCAATTCAGGAATAATATCTTCAATTTTATCTCTGTTTTTTAATATTTTATCAACTGGTATCTTACTAAAGAAAGCATCATATCTTCTTCCTACATATTGTTCACCTAATTCTAATGTATAGTGGATTACATTATAACCCATTCTTACAGCATAACCCCCCAAAGCAACTAAACTCCATGATTTACCACCTCCTGGATTACCAAATATAAGACCAAAATCTCCATTTCCGAGACCTCCTTGCAGTATATCATTAACTCTTTCCCAAGGAGTAGCAACAACACTTCTTGCATCTTCTCTAAACCTTGATTCAATATCTTTATTATATTCATGCCCTACATTTTTATCATTTCCTGCTTTTAATGCTGATTCTACTAAATATTTAATACCATCAAAATCCCCAGCTTTAAGTAAGTCTACACTATTAAGTAGTGCTCTTTTAAGTTGTTGATTTTTACAAAATGTTGAAAACTCTTCTTGAACATACTCTAAATCTTCATCTGATGATTCATATGCTGATTTTAATTGTTCTCTTACTGAAAGTTTTAGTACTTCATTTTCTATTTTTTGGAGCTCTACTTTAAGAGTATCCATTGAGGGGGTAGTATGATATTTGTCATAGTACCTAAGAATTTCTTTGATAATCCATTGGTGTGCTTGATTATCAAAATATTCATCACTTAAAATATCATGAATATTAGTTAAAAACTCTTTATGTGTTAAAAGAGATGAAAGGATTTTAATTTGGAAATGATTTCCATATTGGTTTAAACTTGTTAACGTCATATAACTTTTTTATTTATAACTTGAATTTTTCAAAAACATCTTTTACCCAAAAATTTACATTGCGTATCATTCCTCCTAACTTATCTTCATTATAGAATGCCACGAATTGATCAGGAAGATAATTATAATCATTAGTATTAACAACCTGAGTTAAATATTTTTTATCGTTTTCATCTAACATAGGATTAGATAAATCCATTATTTTGTAATTTTTTTCTAAATCATCTATATGTTGGATTACTCTGGCATATATAACATTCTCTTTGAATTTAGATTCACAAATGTTATAAATATCATCTAATGACATATCTTTCTTACTTAATTCAGGGAATAATTTGAGTAATTTTTTCTCTCCTAATCCTTTTATCCCCTTAACATTATCAGAGTTATCACCCATTAATGTTTTATAAAGGATGAAATTGTGAGGTGACATTTTAAATTTTTCAGCTACCGTTTCTTTAGTATAAAATTCTTTTTCCATAGGACGATATACAATAACATTGTCATTTATTAATTGGAGAAAGTCTTTATCAGAAGAAACAATAAATACTTTATCTTTGGGGGATTGTGGAATAATATCTGATAAATACGCAATAACATCATCTGCTTCAACTTTAGGGATCCCTATAGTTTTTACAGGCAATGTTTTTAAATATTGAATAATTCTTACTATTTGATCAACTTTAGCATCATCTTCATCATCCTTATTATCAAAAGCATCCCAATTAGTGATACGTTGTAGATCTCTTCCTGATTTGTATTCTGGTAGGAGATTTTTTCTAGCATTAGCTGATCCCGCCCCATCAAATACTATATAAACTTGAGTAGGATCAACCCTACGAATCTCAGCACCCAAAGAACGAAAAAAACCACCTAAACCCCCAATATGAACACCCTCTGGGTTTACCATATTCATCATTGCGAAGTTCCTAAAAAATAGATTTAAACCATCTATTACTAGTATTCTTTCTCCTTCTACAGTCTCTTCTCCATGCTCATCAAGATTATTGAGGAGACTTAATAATTCCTTTTGTTTCATCTCGTTTAGTTTTATACCCGGAATATACGAAAGATACTCCGGGTATCAAAATTTATTGTGGCTCGTCTGTGTGAGTTGTGATGTCTGTATATGCTTGATCTTCCTCAGCAATTATAAAATCACCACCACCTAGAATTTTTTTCCATTCATCCTTCATTTCTTCTTTATAAGATTTTAATGATTTATCATTATCAAGTATAAAGCCATGAGGAGTCATTACAATTTTACCTCTAGTAGTAACACCATTAATGTGGTTTTTATCAACTTGTAAATTTACTCTTTTAGCAAATTCAACTTGTTTACCATCCTTAATTGCCTTAATTTTTGAAGTTCCAGCTGACATGATATTACCGAATGTTACTACAAATGTAGAATCAAACCACATAGCATATCCCCCTTTATTCATTAATTTAGGTTTACCCATTGGTGATTCTGCTTTTAGAGTCCAAACTTTATTAATACACACAAGTGTATTAGTATATGGGCTGCTTTCTTTACGTGATAATACTATGCGTTGGTTTACATTATTACCAAATTGGGTAGCCATAGCACCTGCATTCCATTCGTTATTATTTTTATTGGATTTCAGAGACATTTCACAAGGTATTGACCCGATTGAATCCCATAGGAATAATAAATCATAAGGTAAATTACCTCCTTTTTGCTCATCAATCAAATCTAAAATAAATCCAGCTACATCTTCAATTGAATTAATTGATTCTCTATCAACATAAATAAAACTACCCGCATAATCTACAATTTCACCTGTTTCTTCATCAATAACTTCATCAACTTCTAGACCCATTTGAATAGCATGCTCCCAGTTCCATTTCATCTCTGTAATAATAAATACAGGAAGTACTTTACGTTTTTGGGCTTCAACTGCTGCTTCTAATAGAGCTGTTGTTTTACCTGTATCTGAGTGGCCTCTAAGTAAAACAATATGTCCCATTGGAATTCCTGGTACTGATGTAATTTCTTGATAAGCTTTAGAAAGTGGGATCCATTCTTGTTCTTTAAATTTAGCTTTAGATGTTAAACCTTTTTTAGATTTAAATCCATCTAAATTAAATTTTGCTTTTATTTCTGAGGAGACTGCCTCCGATAGTGATTTTTTCTTTCTTGCCATATAATTTTAATTAAAATGGTAAATCATCATCTGATTTTTTATCATCAGAAAATAAATCATCAAATTGAGCTGCTTTTGTCTTTTTTACATTAGTTGATGTTGTATCTAATGAATAATTAGACTTTTTTTCATCACTATCAAATGCAACCGCAGGCTCTGAAGAAATGGATCCTTCTTCACCTTCACCATCTGGTGTTAGAAATTCTTGAAGAGCTGCCTTCATTTCATCATAAGAAAGTGGTTTAAATACTTTCATTGGGTCAGCTTGATCATTTATTAGTTTTTCAACTAATGCTGCATCTGTATGAATTGGAGATGTTTTAAGTGATGGACCAATTGACGTTTTATTATATGGTGTTCCATTTGTTTCTGGTCCTACCGTAGATAATTTAATATCTCTACCACCAGCAATGTCTGTAAAATCACCAATTTCATCATCAGCCGCCATATTTAAAAATTCTTGATAAACTTCTTTACCAAACTGCCATAATTTAACTCCTTCATCTTCTTGACCACGAACTACTACAGGTGCAAAAATACGAGTTTTTGGGTCTAATTTCTTAGCTAATCTCCAATTTTCTTTATCATTAGTACCACGAAGTTGTTTAGCAAATTCCATAATTGGATCTTTCTCACCCCAATTTGAAGGAGAAGCCATTACTCGTTTACTACCAATTCCATAATAGAATCTCATTTCTGTAAATGGGAAGTCTTTGTTGTATTTGTTAGGTGCAACTCTAATTAGTTGTTTACCTACTGAGGGTTTCCAGAATAGTTGTCTTTGACCACCTCCTGAATTGTTGGCCTGATTTTGAAAATCATTCAGGCGCTTTTTAATTGCGTTTAAATCCATGTTTTATAACTTTTAATTTTAATTTAATAACTGTGTTAATATAAGAACTAATTTTCAGACTACCAACCTAAAGTTCAATAATCTTGAAAATCTTTGTTTTGAGTTGCTTTAACTCATCATGTTGTGTCAACAAAACCGTGTTTTTGTAATGTTGCCAATCAATAGGGAATTTAGTATCAACTACTCCCCCATTTAATTTTTTAATTAATTCATTTAAAGCATTAATAGTATATAAAGTATTAGTATCTTTTTTCCTATGCACCATTATAGTATTAGTAGGTAAAGTATCTCTATCTAAATATGCTGTGTTGCCTTGATCTATGTTGTATGTACAAACATACTCATCATTACTTTTAATATGTAAAACAAATATTTTGTTATACATTATAGAGTAGCTAGATGTTATGTGGTCTAAAAGACCATCTAATTCTGCTAAAGTTGTAAATGTGCAAAATAGTTTATTGTTCAAATCGCTTATCTTTAAGTTATTCAACTCCTGGAAGTCGTCTATCTTATACATATTAGCAGATTTATTTAAAATTGTATGTGTTGCCATAATTAAATTTTATGCTTAATTTATTATCTTTAAATATATTTAATATCCCCTCAATTTTTCCCCTTTCACTTCTATCTAAATCAAACAAAAAAGAATCATAGGTATATAGTATTAGTTTAGTTTTTGCATTGTTTAATATCTTAAATATTTCCCACAATATACGAATATTATATGAGGTCTCCAAGTTTTGGAGTAAATAATTCAATAGTTTTTGTGGTTTCATATCTTCCAACTCATCCCTATAAAATATTTTTTTAGAAATAGGACATTCAATGTAACCTTCACTTTGGAAGCGAGCCCACAAGTCATCAGTATATATTTGTACTTTTTTAAAGAACTCTAAATCTTTATACTTATCAAATACTCCTCCATATAGTTGTTTAAACGTCAGCTCCTTAGCTTTTTGGTAATCCACACCGTACATTTCTGCAAAGGCAGCATGAATATCTTCATCACCAAAATCATAATCGACCAACTTAGCCAACAAAGTAGGATGATAAGCACCAATATCAAGCTCAAGCAAGCAGTCATTACTTGCGATAAAACTTTCTCTACTGCCGTTGTCTTTAGGTATTGCGGCATAATTTACTCCTTTGAATTTATTACTTGGTCTTCCTGTAAGGGTTTTGAAGTTGAATTGGGTGTAGACGTAATCTCCATCGACATCGTGAAAGTGCGATTGGAATTTTTCTCTATCAATTCGTAAACCACTTCGCTCCACGGCGTTGAATACCACTGAGGCTTTTGTGTTGTAAAATTCGTTGATTGGCTCATTTATTTTTAATTTTAAGTTATTAAATAGATTTTCACAATATTCATAGTGTTTTACTATTGGAATAATGCGGTTTAAATCTTTTTTATCACCCATCTTGCTGTAGAAGTAAGAGTGGGTTTGGGTTGTCTCGCGTATATACGTATGAGAATTAAGTGTTATGTCATAAAGAGTTTTTAGTGGAAAATAATGTAAGAATTCTTTCTTATCACGCACATACAACGCATCATAATTTGATAATATGTGTTTTATATTGTCAATACTAGCATTAATCGTTTCACTATGCGAAATGGGCAACATAAATCCTTTCGTTGATACTAACGGACGAATATAAACAGCACAAACTTTATTTTGGGTGGGATGAATAGTATCATTATATGGAATTACTTCTACAAATGCTTCCTTATAACCACTTTGCCAAAACCTTTTTATTTGATCCTCAGATTCTACTAACCAAAACATAACTTTATTTTTGATTAATATACAAACTAAAAATCAAACAACCAAATTGTAATTTAAACTTCTTTGTAAAACTTTAACCAATTGCCTCTTAGAAATTTATTTAGGCCTACTACTTTATTTCTTTTTTCAGCTAATAATATAATATTTCTATTTGTATTAGCTACATATTTTTTTTCTCCTACTAAAACCCACTGTAAAGTTACTAATTGGTAAGGTTGCCACAACCACTCACCGCTTCTATTATTTAATTTATCAAAAGTTTCAGGTGAAATTTCAAGCCAAATTGGTTGGTTGGTTTTAACACAAAAATATCTAGTAAAACTACCAATAGCATACTCCTCTTCCCCGGGATTAGGGTAAAATTGGGTCGGCATATTAATTAATGTGGATTTGGTTAAATCTACTTCTTGTAAAGTAGCATATTTTACTACCATACTTTCTGAATATCCTGGTGTGTTAATATCTTCAAATATAGTAGGTGCATCACTATAAGCTATTGAATTTTGAGGTTGTTCAACTATAGGAATTGAATTTATATCTTCTACTAATTCTAATTCTTCATTAGGTGGGTCATTTTGGGTTTTACCTGTAAAGTATTTACCTTCAAAAGTTTTATAGTAAAAACCGGTATAACTTTCCCCATTGCTTTTATACACTAATTTATTATCGTTAGTATATTGGTTTGTTAGTATTCTACTTTTTGGAATATACATAATTATGATGTTGAGGGTGCTGTAAATATTAAATACGTCCAATTATCTCCCACCCTTGATCTATAAGGGAAATCAGTATTATAGTTGGTTTGGGTTGATGTTGTCCATTTAGTAGAATTAATATCCCCTACATAAACTTGTGTGTGGCCATATTTTACATGACTCATATTTGTAGGACCATCATTACAATAATAAGCTACTATATCTCCATAACCCCAAGTACGAGTAGCTAATGAATTTAATAATTGTGATTTAGTTACAACTGATTGAGTTTTAGTATATCCTAAAGCTGTTAAATTATTATAATATTCATTATTATTATTAGCATTACCACCAGCTGCTAGTTGTCTTTTTTCAGGGTTGTAACCTTTCAAATATTTTATATAATTTAAAGCTAAATTATAAGACCATCTAGCACACATCGATTTAACTTCACCATCTCTACTAAATACCCAATTATATGATGCCTGCATTGCATTAAATCTTGTAATTGATTCCGGATCTTGGGAAGCTGGGGCTTCTGTGTTTGATAAAGGTAAAGAATTAGATAGGTTAGATGATTGTTGGGTTGTTGCTGATGATACTAACTGTTTTGGTCTTGCAGGTGCTCCTAAAGTTTCGGCTGCTACACTTTGAGTAGTTACTTCTGTAATCCAAGCTGATGTGTCTATTTTATGGTTTATGCCTGTAATTTGTAAATCAACCCCATCATTAGCATACGTAGGTGGTAAAATGTCATCAGTCATTAAAAATTTCTGATATAATTTCATACCTGAAAGTCCATCCATTTCAAGTTGGAAGTTAAATGGTAAAAAGAAAGGAGCTTGTATTTGGTTATCTTTAGTTAATTTTCCTACTAATAAAGAAGCATGGGTTTTATTGTGACTTACTAAAGAACCTATATTATCATTTAAAAATTTTAAACTTGTATCCCCATAAATTTTTAAAAATAAACTTGCACCTTCTTCATTAGATGCATTTATGTTATCATCAAAATTAGTTTTTATTGTTACTTCATCTACTTCATCTTCAGTAGTTGGTGTTTTTTTAGGGTAAATACTTTCTTTTACTTTTATAATCCTATCTGCTAACCCCATATTATAATTTGAAAACGAAGTTGCATTTTCAGATAATTGGTTTCCATTACTTTGGGCTCCAATAGATATCATAGTTGCAAAATTTGAAGGAATTGAAGCATTTAAACTTACATTTCTAATAAAACTTCCCTCAATTCCAGGTTTTACACCATACACATTAAATCTGGTATACTCACTTGTTGGAGTGTCTGGTGTTCTTCTTTGGGGGATATTTTCATTAAATATTAACTTTAAACCATCATCAGATAATTTAATTTTAAATTCATTTATATCTCCTAATGCTGTTATTAACCCATTATTAATACTTTTAAGATAATCAATAACATTAATATTACCCTTTTCATCAGAGGCATCTACTAAACAAGTAGCTAAAAAATTAACATTTACCATAATATTACCTACTCTACCTAAATAAGTTTGATATTCCCAGGCTGTTGCAGAAACAACTTCATTAATTTTTGTTTGGGGTAGAGTTACACCTTCTCCTATATTAGTATTTGAATAAGGAATTATACATACTCTAGGATCTGCTGAAAATTGTCCTGGTACTTTAAATATTACATTTTCATCTTTATCGAGATTTTTAAAATCCATATCAAAAACAACCAAAGGTGTATCAGTTTTTTTATCATATAATAAAACTTTTGATTGTAAATAAGCTAAAAACGCTCCATATTTTATATAAACTTGAGGTGATTCATTTTGCTTTATATCTGTTGTAGTTCCAGGAATAGCAAGTAATCCTTTTTCAAATTTTAATGAGGTTGGTGTTTCTGGTTTTCCATTTTCATCAACCCCTACATACTCTGAAAGTGTATAATCTATAAGAGTATTAGTTTTAGGTTTTGACATCTGGGCAGATTGATATATTTTAAATAACTCCCTATTTATTGTTGTTTTATTTGCATTTGATACTAAAGGTGGGGCATCTTTGTGCGTATCAGAAGTAGGAATATGTTTTTCCCACCAGCTTTTATTTTCATTAACATCTATATCGGGTATAGAAGGATCAGTAATATTACATTTTAAAGATGCAATAACATCACCTATAGAAGTTAATTGAACTTGACAATCATAACTACCATCACTATTGAATTGCCAATTAAAATTACTTATTTGACCAAAAAAAGCTTCATAATTATAATCATATGTTTCTCTAGCCGTTTTAATAGATTGATAAATTTCGTATTGGTTTGTTCCTTCATCAGGTGAAAGAAATTTAGACATAGGTTCTGTTAAGAAACTATCCATAGATTTAAGATTTTGTTTCTTATCTAACCATACAGAATGTCCAAATTCCATTAATAAAGTATATCCTGGTCTTAAGTAAAGTATATCTATTAATTGGAATTGAGCTTTACTATAACATTTTATATTTATAGTAGTTTTTGATAAAGCCCCATTATTATAATAAGTTACATCAGCATTTGTAATACCAGGCATAGGAATATATCCTCTTTCTGATGTTCCTCCCCACCCATAAGCGCCATTAAATATACTACTACCATTATTTAAACCAGCTTGTAGAAAATCTTTCTTTTTATCTTTATCATAACTGGCTACTCCTCCTTGTAAAATAATATTTTTTGCTAAATAATCTCCATCCCATGTTCCAACATCATACCCTAAATCTTTTAACTGTTTAGGGACTCCTTTTAATGGACTATAAAATTCTAAATCAACTGAGCTTGCTAATCTTAAGAATGGGGTTTTAGTAGTGTAGTATTGAAGATCTTTAGAAGGAATATTAGTATATTTTCCTAAAGATTTTTGTCTTGTTTCTATTTGAGTTTTTACACCTTGATCAAAAGGGGTTCCTGTAAATGATTGACCCATAACTTTTACCTATTTAATATATTATAACTATCTACTATTTGGACTATATTTGTTGGGATTCTTATTTGGGTACCAGGGTCTAAAAATAAGGAGCCCATATTAATTTTATTTGGATTTGCTATAGATATTACCCAATATAAGGTAACATCATTATAAAATTGAAATGCTAACGAATCTAATCTATCACCAAACTCTGTTTCAACCCATATATCATTTTCATTTGGGAGAACCTCGGGATAAGTATTATTGGTATAATATCTAGTACCAATAGTGCCTACAAATTCATTTGTATTTCTTATTTCTTTTACGTTAGAGTACCTATTCATTAGGTTTGATTATTGTTATCTCCACCACTTCCTCTTGTTGGTTGATATGTTAAATACTCATCATTGTAATTATTATTTACACCATTACTTAATGCAATAAATTTACTATTTGGATTATTTGCTTTGTTTGGTTTTTCAGGTAGGAATGTATGAATAGGAGTAAACGAAAACCCGCTTACATTGATAACTTGAGGTAGTTCTTTAACACTATTATCTGAGCCACCTTTTTCATTTAAAGCTATTTCCCATGGTGATTCTTGTGGTATATCATAATTTAGACTAGTTATAAAACCCGGTTGTTCATATAGATAGCCTCCTATGGTTAGTCTTACCAAATTACCTCTCATAAACCCAGCTGATGTATAATCTGGTGCTAGGGTTGAAGCTAAATAATTTAATTTTTTATACATAGGAATTAATTCTGCTTTAGATTGAGCTGCTACTGTAAATCCTAAATTAATTGTCCTTCCAAACCCCCCATAATTCCATAATGTATCTCCTCTTCCCACATAGTTTACAGCATTCCAAGTAGAACTATAATTATCACTAAAATTATTTATAAAAGCCCTAAAATGCATATAAACAGCTTCACCATTGCTTTTATCATTATTTATTGCTGCTATCCTAAATTTAACTAAATCATTAATGGGTTGGTTTGTATCTGGCCCTGTACCATCGTACATAGGCATTGCTGTTATTTTATCTAATGCTTGTAATTTGTTTGCTGGTAAGCCATAATTCCAAACATTTTTCTTTCCTAAGTAATTTTCTCTTAATTCTCCTCCTTCTTTTCCAGGCATTCCCATATTAAGTCTTTCGTCTTTGTTTTTAATTCTATAGGATGGAGAAATTGATAATACTGTTGATTGTTGAGAACCTCCTTGGGTAGGATTTTTAGGATCTTCAGTAGGTGGTAATTCTGTTCCTACAGAAGCAGTATATAATTGTTTTCTAAAATCTTTAGGATATAGACCTGTTTGTTGTCCTTCAATTACATTATCTTGAAAAACTAATTGCTTTTGAGTAAATGTTCTTGAATTATTTTTATATAAAATATCAAAGTCTGGGGTTAATGAGCCTGATATTATTTCGTTAGGATTATTATTAAATCTTTGTGTAAAACCATTTGGTCCCACAAATATAGCATCCCCTGTATCTCCAAATAAACCTTCTGAATTTGAATATCCTGAGTATATTTGGTAATATTTGTTAGTAGCATACTTCGCTCCTGTAGATGAAAAATCTCCTACTGTTAAGTCTGGAATTTGATCTGAGTATGTTTGAGCTGCTTTACCTACTTGGTAAGTTCCTGCTATTATACTCATACCGGATACATTTGCAGCACCTGTTCTTTGATCCGCAAATCTAATATTTGTTGAACCTATTCCTAGTACCGCTCCAGGACCCCCACTATAAGAAAATACGTTTTGATCTTCATCAGTTCCTACCTCTGTAGCTCTATTATAGAATGTAACTAATCTATTACCATCAGAAGTTTCATTAAATAGTTTAGTAGCAGCTTCATAAGTATTTAAACCTAAATCACCTCCAAATAATGATCCTTCTACTACACCACTCATGGGTGAAAAAGGATCTAAACCTAATAAATTAGCATGTAATCCTAAACCATTACCTAAAGCTGTTGCTAAAGTTCCTATAGGTGTATAAACTCCCTGATTGATATTTCCACCCCCAGCAGCTTTTAATCCTCCCGGTCCTTCTTCCCATCTATAAGGTGTGACCCCTGCATATCCTAAACCAAATGAAGCTGGGGTTTTAACTGATGTTCTAGATAATATATTTTGTTTAGCTATAAATCCTAAACCTGCTGATGGGTTTTTAGTATCGATAAACATTTGTGTTAATCGACTTACATCATCTAAAGCATTTGAAACTGATTTTAATCCTCCTCTAACAATAAAATCAGGGCCTGATCTTACAGGAAGGCCATCAGATTCTAACCCTGATGGAATTTCAGAAGTAATGTAAGGTTGATTGCTATCAGCCCCATCACGTCTATCTCTTCCCCAAGGCAGATTAGTTAAATCTGTTTGGAAATTTATTAGAGGCATAGTTTATTTTTAAATTCCTGCTGCTCCGTCAGGTAAGTTATTTGCGTATCTGTTTACTGGTTCTTGATATGCTTGAGTTTGTTCACCTAATTGTGATGTTGATGGGTTTGTGTACCCCATAGCTCCTGCTCCAAAATTATCATACGCCGGGTTAGTTAGAGTAGGATCACCTATATTAGAATATTGATTGTGGAGTAATGAATTACCTACAACACTAACAGCATCTGGGGCTTGTGGGCTCGCTGGTGATACTGGAACTCCTAAAGCCGAACCATCTGTTTTAAACATTTTTTCGATTGAATTTGCCATAATTTATTGTTTTTAATTTGTTGTTTTATTATAAATATTATTAAATATTAGAAGTCGCCATAACCATAGATTTACCTACTTTAGCACCATCCATGTATACGTCTCCCCCTTGCTCTACGGCTGCTAGTAGTTTTTCTAGAAGTTTTTCTATATTACTACTATTACCACTATTATCACTATTATTACTATTACCACTACCACCACTACCTTCTAAACTTGTTCCTCCTATTAATAAATCGTCTTTATTAAATTTAATTGGTGATTGTCCTGGTCTTAGGATAAAATCATCTACAGCAAACCCATCAATTCCTTTAGTTTTTGCAATTTCTTTAGCATCTTCTAATTTTTCTTCTTGTATATTATCTACAATACCTGTTGCTAAAGCAGATGATAGACCCCCCCAAAGACCACCAATTATGGCTCCTGCAGCTGTACCTATACCTGGTACTATACTTCCTATTAGAGCTCCTGTTGCTGCCCCAGCTGCTGCCGAACCTGCGATTGTAGCTGCTTTTTCTATACCTGTAATTTGTGTTTCAGCAGATTTTAATGTTTCCTTTTCGTCATCTGTTAGATTGAATTTTTTAGCTTTTTCTTCATCCTCGGCAATCGCAGCTAAAGAGCTTGCTTCTCCTTCTTCAACAAACCCAGAAAATAAAGAACTTTCTACTAACCCGGTTAAACCTGCTATAAGTTTATCTAAAAGACCACCATCAACTAAATTTGCAAATGCTTCTTTTGCTTGACCCAAAGCTTTGTTAAATTTTTGGGTAGAATCCTCTTCTTGCTTTCTTAAGTATACCTGACCACCTAATATATCTCTTATTTCTTTTTCTGATTTTCCCGTAGCTCTAGAGGATGCTGCAATTTCAGCCATAGAATTAAGAATATTACCATCGGCATCTTTTCTTATTACTATTCCTTCTTTTTCTAATTGGTTTTGGAGTTTTAGACTTTTTTCAGCTAGAGCATCATTTTTAGCCTTACTCTCGTACATATCAGCTAACTCATTGACTTCCATCCCAACAGCATTTGCTAATGCTTTTCTCTGAATGATATTCATATTTAAGAAATCTTCCTGAGTTCCAGCTTCTTTTGATATTTCTTCCATTAAGCCTTTAGTATTACCCATTAAGGCATACTCTCTTGCTTTTTCTAAGTTTAATTGTCTACCTATAAGTAACTCAGCTTCCATTTCAGCTCCTATAGAGGATTCAAAATCAAGTAATTTTTCTCCAGCTCCTGCAACTTGGGATAAATTTAAACCTAATAATTTTGCTTGGAATACTGCTTGTGCTATATTATTAGTAATGAACTTAAAATTAGCTCTTAAATTACCTTGAATAGCTGCAGCTTCTTCAATAGTTTTATTCATATCAACTTGTATCCCAGATTGAGTTGACATTATTTGAAGGTTACCAAATAGTTCTTTATTATTATCTTGAAGAGATGTACCGGTTTTAACAGATTCCGCAAATAATTGAGTTGCAGATTCAGCACTTAACCCAAAATTCGCTTGCATTCTTGCTACTTCTAATACATTATCCGTAACTTGTTGACCAAACCCTCTTGATAAGTCTAATTGTACCCCTAATTGAGAATTAATAGTACTTAAGGCTTTTCGATAATCAGCAGCTAATATAGTTTGATTGCCTTGTTCTTTAGATATTTGGTTAAATTTATCAGCTTGAAGTTTTGTTGTCTTATATAATTCCCTTGCGGATTCACGACTGATTAACATATTTCGAGACATCTCTGCTGTGTACTTTGATGCACCTAACATAGCGTCAACAAAAAACTTAATG